TATGAACTTCTCAATCTCTTTGCTGACTACCTTATATTTTATATACATACCATAATGAAAGTTGAAAGTGAAATTGATCATTAAATTATATATCCAATCTGTAAGAGACAGACTACCCTGAAAAGTCAAATAAGCATTACCATCTTCTGTCCAGAAAGCATATTCCGTATCTTTCTTTTCTTCTATCCACTCCACTGGTGGGTGTGTTGCTTTATTTATCATCCTATTTTCTCTATTCTTAAATCAGCATAAATTTCTACATTCCCATCATTAACTTCAATGCCGTGAGTTTGAGTTCCTCCATCAGTTGTTTGCATAAAGTCAATAAGTTTAATTATTGTTGGGTTTGTGATTATTATTTTTTTACTGTTTATTTTAGAATCATATTGAGTGTCTATGCTTATTCCTGCGATACCACTACTTCCAAGTGTTTTTAATACTCCATACTCAAATACGGCTCTTGCTCTATTTACCCTATAAAGGCTCGACCATCCAGAAATCAAATAAGTTCCAGAAGGCAAAACTCCTTCATAAGTTGTTGTATTCCAACTTGCTCCAGCAATTGAATTCTCTATTTCTGTATTTAGTTTTCTTGTTTGATTTGCTGATAATCTTGCTCCGCTATGAACTCCACTTGCTTCTTGATGCTGAACATGCAAAACCTGATTAACATTTGTACTAGCTGTAATAAAGTTAGTGCCTTCTGAAGCGGTGAGTCTTACTTGATATTCCCATGTAAGAGGTATTTGTATAAAATTACCAGTATCAGATAGGTATCTTGGTGATGTTGATGTAGCAGATATTTGTAAATAGCATGAGTTTAATGTGCTATTACCGTTTAATCTTTGTCCTCTTTGAGTAGATTCATAATATTCAAAATTAGTAACATTATAATGCTTCAGCGGGACAGCAGGATCACGAACAAATATCTGTCCTGTTAACTCATTAAAAGGTTTATTCAAGTCATGAGTGATTGTTATTGAATTACCACTTGTCCAAGCTGTGCAGACTGTCCAAGGAAGAACGAACCCTGTAGGACTTGCAGCATTTTCTAAATTCTCAACTCTCTCACTTATGCTTAAACTTTCATCAGGTGTTAGTACTGCATGTTCTGCTTTGATTATCCAGATACCTTGAACATTTGACACTCTGGATTCATTTGAGAGGATTGGTGTTTCATGTATTCCGTCATCAGAGGGAGGGTCCATTATTAATTTACCCCAAGCGGCATCAGTTGAACGTGCTGCATAATTTCCATTACCAAATATTCCACCTGTATATTTTTTTATATAGAATCCCCAAAGAGTCTTACCCTGAAACTCTCCAGAACCTGTTAAAACTACTGCTGAAGTAATTGCAGTTAATGTGATCCGTCCAGTAGTTTCATCGTTAGCATTTGCATTGGCTTCTGTGTCGTAAACCCTATATTCTGTTCCTGCATCAAGTGCAAGATAATAAGTAGTCCCTGCTGTTAAAGCTCCGGCTGTAGCATTTGCAATTACTGGTGTACCATTTGGAAGGTCTGTGTATCCATTGTCTATTGTATTAGCTACTGCATCCCATTCGGCTACGGCTATTTCTTGATAAAGTCCACCTCTCTGAGTGATCCCTGTCCAGTCTGGTAACTTGTAGGTACTTACCCCATTAGACTGGAAATGAAATCTGTCTGTACCCTGATTATACTGCCCTACATCTTGCCACAATCTATCACTTTTAGACCGGATATTTCCAAGAAGTGCCACTTTATTTGTAGGTATTGAGTCGTAATTCCAAGCCCAGAAACTTACTTCCCCAATCGGTTCCGCTTCTATTACTGCATCATTATAACAAACCGATACATCATCAATTGTGAGATCGAAAACATCTGTAGTGGTACTGACTACTTCAAAAAGTAATCGGTAATTCTTATTTGCTGTTGTTGTGAAATAAGTATAGAAATAATCCTGAGCCTTGGTAATATCAATACTCTTCTCGTGAATCTGAACATAGGCATTATCTGCATCTTGAATAACAAGCTTCACGTATCCCGAATTAGCAACAAGGGTATTATAACCGAGTCGAAGATGCAGCTCTCTTTCTGTGTCTATTTCCCCTACTGCAAAATCTGTGTAGAAAGTTTGTCCTGATCTGTCTGAGCCATCCTTACTGGCTTTCAATGAGCCAACCCCTGACAATGGATCTGTTAATTCCCAAGCAAGGGACAATCCAGTTCCTGCTGTCCAAGGTGCAATCCCGTAATCAAAATTACCATCAGTAATATAGTTCGGAAGTCCCTTTCCAGTAGCTGCGGTGACAATGACCCCTGCAACAGATATATCATCAATCAAGAACTCAAAGGTATCGGTTGTTGCTGTGACGACTTCAAAGGCGAGTCTGTAATTTTTGTTTGTGGTGGTAGTGAAGTATGCGTAAAAATAATCCTGAATTTTTGCAAGGTCAACGCTCTTTTCCTTTATTAAGGCATAGGCATTATCTGTATCAAGAAGTTTGATTTTGAGGTATCCGGTATTAGCAAGAAGAGTTTTAAAAGCAAACTTAACCTGCAGCTCTCTCTCTGTATCAATTTCCCCAATCTCAAAGTCGGTGTAGAAGGTTTGTCCAGACCGATCAACTCCGTCCTTTTCCACCTTCATTGATCCAATCCCAGTGAGGGGATTTATAGTGTCTAGGGATAGAGTCAATCCTGTTTCGGATATCCATGCAGAAGTTCCGCTGTCAAAGTTTCCGTCAGAAATATAATTTGGTAAACCGTTTACATCTGTATCTGATCCAGTTATCCCTGCAACAGAAGTATCAGTGTAATTTTTAGAATCAGTTGCTTCTTGCTGCACTAGCATTGTGACCTTATCAAGCCCCTTCTCTATGTCCTCAAGGGTGTAACTGCCCTTTTCTACAAAGTCCACTTCTTGAGTCAAAGGAATATCCCTATTTACAATAAGAATATCGCCAGCATGGCTTGTTGCTTCACTGTAAATAATTGAAGTTGAGTCTGTTGTGAAGTCGACACCCTCAACAAGGTCAACTATTACGTTCGTACCGGAAGGATTGAGAATTTCCCTGCTGCATCCGAGATTAGTAATATTCCCATCAACATCTTTTGTTACTGCAAAGCTTACCGGAAAACTCGTTACCGAGCTATCCAGAGTATATCGCTCTTGACTGATCCCATTATTTACTGACATATATCCCCCTGATTTTTATTGCTTAACATTTATCTTCCTCCAGCTATTTCCCAGAGATCTCTTCTGGTAATCGCTTTGTGTATTCTATTTCCTGCTACATAAGGGAGTCCCACTGTTGTGGCAGCTCCTTTTATTATCTGTCTAGGATTTCCTCTTACAATTCCTTTTGCAAGAGTTTCAATGGCAATATCACCACCACCGAAAAATCCCTTTTTAGCTGCGAGAGCTGCACCACCTATTATTGGCAAAGAGCTGAGAAACCCTTCTGTAAATGCTTCCTTGTAATCTTCTGGTTCATCCGGTAATTCCTTGTTACTCAAAGCCCATATTAATGTTGTAGAAACTCCAAGTCCAGTCAAGGTCAAAACTGCTTCATAAATTGCCTGACCGTCATTATCTTTAAAACCTTTTTTAGCTCTCATTTTTGTATCATAAAAAAGCATATTATTTATCTGATTTATCTGATTAGTGAACATGAGTATCCAGTTCATTCCTTCATTAGAAGTATAGACTGCAGCAATATCCTTTGCGTGTCCTGCTGGTTGTGTTCTAAGGACTGCATTTTGTGCTGCCTGAACCGCTTCCGCTTCACTCATTCCGGCTTCCATTCCTTTGTTATATACTGCTGTCCATCCCACTGTGATTGCTGCCTTATCAAAGGCATAAAGAAACCACATCCCGCTTTTTCCAATCTTCTTAATGATTTTATCATAAGCGTTTACATTTGTCTGCTTTAATTCTTCAGAAAACCTATTCATGGATCTATTCCTCATTTGAGGATCAAGTCTCTCCATTTTTCTTGCCATTTCCAAACCCTTAAAAGGCATAGCGGCTGCTGAAGCTGCAAGATGTTTAACCCCTGTTTCTGGTAAAAATAAGAAAGTAGAAGGGAGCTGTTTTCCCATTGTTACAACATTGTAAGCAAGAGCAGCAACTGCTGTATTCTGCCTGAGCTGTCGAGAAATTCGAGAAATATTATCGTTGTTCTTGTAAATATTTGGATTTGCAACCCGGTTTACCCAATCCTGAACAGTCTTAACTGTTATCATTCCAGTTTTTTCCGCAATAGCTTCGACTAAAACTCTGTCATTAAGGACTGCTTGCATTTCTTTTATAGAAGATCCACCCGCAATATAATGCTCTTGACTCTGGATCTGTCCCATCCAAGCTGAAGCAAGACCAAGCTTGATTTTTTTCTGGTGAGTTTTAGAAATATTGATTCTACTTTTTGTAAATCCTCTATCGGCATAAGCTTTTTTAAGTCCAGCTCTTTCTGATAATTCTGCAGCAAGTCCTTCAATAACTCCCTCATAACCTTCATCAGCTCTGAGCATTGGTGAATAATTGTCTTCTTTTCCGAGATCTTCATTCATGTAATCAATATGAGCATCCCTGAGTCTGTTATAATTCTCCTCATAGTCCTCTAGGATTGCATCTGCGAAGCTTTTCTCTTCAGGTGATAACATTGCAGTAAATGTTTTGACAAGTTCGTCTGAGATCTTATTTCCATATTTGATAGCTTCTGCTTTTAGCTCATTTTTCTGACCGACATAGATATCCAAGATTTCATCCTTTGATATTTTTTCTCCAGCAATGGTCATCGGCTTGCTTAAATCTGCAATTACTATTCCGAGATCCTTCGCAATATCTTCAATTTTGTTTCTTCTCCGGTCAATCTCTTCCATTTCGGTATTCACAATTTTATTTGAATTGTTGTAGAAATATTCAAAGATTTTTCCCTTAAAATTCTGCCCTCCGTCCAACATGTCAAAAAGCCTTTGAGGTCTAAGGTTAAGAGCATTGATAATATTAACAGGAGATCCCTTGCTCCGGGTCATTTCGTCTGCAGTCCCTTTTATGTGGTCGTGATTAACTTTATCACCATCAAGAACTATTGAGGCAAACTCCTGGGCAAGACCTAGCTGTTTCCTTTTTTGTTGATTCAGTTTAAGAGTTCTTTTCAATCTCCCCTTTTTCCTGAGATCTTCAATAAGCTTATCCAGTGCTTCCAGCTCTTCTATATTTACATCGTTTAATGTTGCCTTATTAGCAGCTGCAAGGACTTTTTTCGGAATTCGGTTCTCTTCTTCAGGGTGACGGAGGACATAATCCTTAATTCCTTCCCTTTTCCTGATAGTTGCCCTGCTTCTAAAGTTTGGATCAATCCCTTCCTGTAAAGCCCTGATTGCTTCGGCTTCTGTAAAGTTGATTGTTGCTGTAGGTTTTTTTGCGATCCTTCGAGCAAGCTTCTTTACATAATCCTTGAGGACTTTCTTGTTTCTCTGTTTTCTCTCAAGAGTCCCTTTCCGCTCCTTTTCAGCTTTTGTAGCTTCCTCCATTCCCTGTTTAACTGCTGCGGGAATCTGCTGTGCTGCTTCATTGTATTGAATAGCTGCATTTTCATCTGTATCTGAGAATATTTCATCAACAGTGTAATCTCCTGTTAAAATTCTAAGCTTTATTAAAGGGTCATCAATCCGGCTTGCCATTGTCACTTTCTGCTTCATTGTTGCTGTTTCTGCAAGCTGGTAAGCAAGTGCTGCATCAGCTTCCCTGTTTGCAACATATTCGCCCTGAACTTCGGTTTCTTTTGCAACTTCTGCAACTTCTTTTTCCTGAGACTGCAGCTCTTTCCATTCAGTATATCGGTAAGCATCCTCATTTCCGCCCTGTGATAGAGAAAAGTGCATTTCAAGAAAATACTCTGGATGGTTTTTAAGGTGAGACATTAACCAATTTTTATGTTTATCAGAAAACGATCCCTTGTTAAGGATGGCTGCTTTCCACATTGGAAGCAATTTATCAACCTTGGGATTCCGCCTTCCACCTTTTGTCATTGTATGAGGAGTCCATTGATGTATAAATGTTTTTAGCTCTTGCCAGTCTTTTGGGATAAGTTCTGAAAAGTATTCATCAGATGACCGGAGTTTAATATTCCAATCCTCTTCGGCAACCTCTTCCTGCCAATCTTGCCAGAAACTATCAAGGCTTTTGAGTTCATTGGGATCTGCAGCTTCATAGTCCTGTTCGGTCTGTTTAATCTGCTCAAACTCTTTTTCGAGCCGTTCAATAACTTTAGCGACTGTCAAAGCCTGTTCTTCAGCCTGATCCATATCTTCGCCCATATAATTCTCGAAGTCTTGCATAACCTTTTTAGCATTTGCAATTTCAACTCCGTACTGGACTTTTACTTCCCTGATTTCTGTGAGGATGTTTTTTTCTGAAGTGTTTAAATATAAATTATCAAGAACTCTTCTTACATCTTCTGAGAGTTCTTCGCCTTTAATGCTGCCGTATATTTCTGCAAGCCATTCTGATATTTTGGCAAATAAAGTCTGAAGTCTGGATGATGGAGCTTTTCCTTCAAGGTGATACTTCTCAAAGTCCTCTGCAAAGCTCTCCTCTGCTCCTCTGTCCCACTTCCCACCTATAACACCATAATGTGTCTCAAGTGCTGTTAAGTCTTCGCCTATGAGTTGCCTTCTCATTACATGCCCGATCTCGTGAATAAAAGAAGAGAAGTCTGCAGCCTGAGTTGCCCTGATAATTGCTTTGCCGTTATCAAGAAATTCTACTGAAGCTTTGTATTTGATATCATCTTCTTTCTGGAAAAAACTCTCTGAAGCTCTTGAATTAAACCGTTTGGATGGAGGGATAATCTCCCCTGCCCTATCCCTTGTAATTACATCCGTACTTTTCTTGTTGTTGGTGGTGTTTTTATAAGCGTAATTTTTTCCATCATCAACACCCCATTCATTTATATCATTAGCATCCCACCATACTTCATCAACTGGTACAGCTTGTGAGATTATCTTATATTTATCTAAACAACTTCTTCCATGATTTTTAGCATATTCAAGAGATGGTGTTACCCAATCCCCATTTCTGACTTTTGTTTCTTTTACATTAGCACCAACTGCCCTATACATTTTGATTTTAGGAATTTTATCCATATTCCCGTCTTTACCAGTGTGATCCTTGACCCACCCCATTGCAGCTTTGATTTTATACAAAGAATCTCGATCTGCATTTGAGTTTAAATAATATTGCGGGTGTGTGAAAAAGTCTTTAGGAACAATTGAATCTGTCTTAGCTACAAGGTCAACAATAGAAACATGAAACCCATCGTCATCTTTATAAGGTGCTTCATGGCTTCCCTTATATTCGCTTTCAGTCATGTATCCCTTATCTCTTGCAACGGTATCAATTATCTTTTGAGCTTCTTCCCAATTCTCAAGAGCTATGGCTTTAAAATAAGCATCATCTTGCTTCTTTTTGAGTGCTGGAGTTTGATAAAAGATGTTAGGATTATTCTTGTCATAAGTGCCGGAGTTGTTTACTGATTTTATTTGAGTTGGACTAAAAGCAACTATCTGCGACTGATCTTCTAACATTAACCCGTCGTACCCTTGCTCTAAAAATCCATCTAAATCCTTTTCTGTCGCCCAATATCCGATATCCTCAACGGCATTGATATTCCCCTCTGTCATTGGAAGTATCTTAGGATTCTGCATAGATAAATAGACCGGCATTGTCTTCCCTGCCTTCCCTGCAAAAACATCACTCATTTTTTTATCTGCAGAAAAGTACCAGAGTCTATGTGCATTAGAAAAGCCTCTCTTTTCCCTGCCTTCTCCGAATATATCAAACTCTTTATTTGTTCCGTGATAAACAACAAGCGGTTTTCTTGCTTCATCAACAACCTTGCTATCCCCAAACCACTCTTTAAATGCCTTGGAATCTGTGGGAGCTGCTTCTTGGAAAAAGATGTTAGGGTTCTGAGCATCGTAAGTGCCGGAGTTGTTTACGGATTTTATTTGGGTAGGGTTGAATGCGATTATTTCAGAAGTTCTGCCTTTTAATGCTCCAGCGATACCACTTTTAATAACTCCATCGTATCCTTCTTTTTTAAGAGCTTCAAAATCTACTTCTCCATTATAACCATACTCAAGTATCTTCGGATTATTCATAGATACATAAGCAGCAATTATCCTTTTCCCATATCCATAATCATTTGCCATTTCTTTAGATGGCGTAAAATAAAAACCTTCTCCATAATCATCTCTAATTGTGGCTCTTTCTGCATCTTTTGAAAATTCTGAAAATTCTTTTTCAGTCCCATGATAAACAACTAAAGGGGATCCTGATTCATCAACGACTTTACTGCCTCCGAACCATTTTTTAAACGCTTCTGAATCGGTGGGAGCTGCTGGCTGAAAATAAGTCCTGTCGGAGTCGTTGCCTTTAATAATGCGTGAGTCCAGTATTGCTATATTCGTTATATCATTTTTTAAGGTGTTGAGATTCATATCTGTAAACTCAACAGCTTTCACATTCTGTGTCCTTAGTTCTGTAAACAAAGCATTTAAATCTTCTTCATTCAAGGATGTTCCAAAATTGGGATCAATAAGCTCATAAAGGTTTAGCTCCTGTGCAACTGACTCTCCATCTTTAGGTTTATATCCTTGCTCGATAATAAGATCCAAAACAACGTCTTCACTTACTATATCGGATTTTTTAATCTTAAACTCCTGGAGAGTCCTATCTGCACCTTCGTCAGATTTTACATATTCCTCGGCTTGATTTTTATCATAAGATACATAAAAAACTCCTTCGATATCTTTTGGAGTGTAAACTGTCCCACCATGATAAACGGAAATTTCATCATTTTCTTTGGTCATATCTTCCTGATAAAATATAACTGCATCTTCAGGTGTGATGTTTTCAGAAGAGTAGGGTGGTGTGTTCTGTCGCTCTTCCTCGGTCATGCCGGATCGTGCAGAGATATCCCTTGATTCGATCTCCCCTGCTACCCGCTGATATTTGTCAAAGGCTTTTTCTTTCCAATTATCTTCAAGTTTAATTGATTTCTGAGTGATAACATTTCTTCTACTCAGAACTTCTTGATACTGTTTACTAAGAATCTCTTTTTCTGCTTTATCAGAAGTTACATCTTTTTTGTTTATTATTTCAGACATTTCAGAATTCAAGCTTCGGATTTCTTTTGTTAATTCTTTTGATTCAGCAGCTGTTTCCTTCATAAACCGATCTGCACTTGAACCGACCGCAAAGCCTTCAATATCCTGAATAATATGCTGGATCTCGTGAACCAGAGTCCGATTCATTTCTTCCTTGGTCATATCGTTGCTGATAACGATTAAAGGATCGCCCTTGTCTTTATTGAGCTGGACATATCCCGAAGCTCCCTTCTGACTTAAGTCCTGAAAACTGATCTGAATATCTTTCATTTCAGGATACTTTTCAAATATTTCATCTGCCTGAACAAAGTTTTCTATACCACCAAAATCAGTTGTACCTTCTTTGTAATACTCATTAAGCACCGGATCTGACTTGGTTTCTTTTCTCCACTTCTGGTCATACTTCCCTTTAAACCAACCAGTTGCAAGTCTGACTGCATCAGGATCTTTTCCCGACTTAATCATATCTGCAGCAGTATACTTTCCCATTCGTTCTTTCTTGGAAAGAATAGCTGTTTCTCCGATATACTGAAGGTAATTGTCACCGATTATTCCTGTGTCATCCTTCCTTACATCTTCGATATATCTGTCAAAAAACTCATAAGAATCTATGCCCTGGGATTTGGCTGCGTTCTCAATATGCTCCATTGCTGCATCGGTCTTCTCGTTATCAAACCCGAAGGCTGTCTGGAAGCTGGATTTTATTTCAGATACTCTTTTTTCCTTGTATGTTTCAAGTTCACCCTCTTTAAAGGCATCCATTTCCTCTTCAGTTGCTGCTGAGAGTACTTTGTTTGACTTCTGAGCCTGTTCTTGTACTTTCGTAGCCTTTTGTACTTTTACTTCGCTTATAGCGATCATTGGTGCTTTAATGTATGCAACACCCATAAAGGAGGTGAGAGCTTCAGTGAATTGGGAAGCAACATCGGCTGCCTGTTCTTTAAAAGAATCATGCTCAAATTCTGTGTCAAAGGTTCGGTTGTTATATTCCTTCATGAGATACTCACCGACTTTTGAAGAAATTCCCTGAAGACCTTCTTCTGCTGCTTCTGAAATAAGTGAAGCTGTTGAGTCTGTGAGGGCTTTGGCAACAATTGTTTTGAATATCTTTTTATCACCTATGATATTTTTAATTATTTTTCCGGCACTACTGAGTCCATATTCTGTAATTCCAGCAATTTCTATTACTGCATTTGTTCCAGCCACTGCATCAGCTACCGCCCATATAAGCTTATCATCAAGTTTTTTCCCGTTCTTATCGGTTAGTTTTGAATACTCATAAGCATTTGCCCCTCGCTCATAAGTCCGGTATTCCTGAGTAAAGGCTGCACCACTACCCACCATCTGACCAATTCCATAAGCTGCAGGGACTGTGACGGGTGCTGCTACTCCAGAAAGAGCTGCCATTGTTCCAGCTGCTGCCCCGACAATTGCTCCATCATCAATAGTCTTTACACCGAGTTTTCCCATAAGAGTGAATACATCCGCTGCAGATAAAACCTGTTTAAAGAGAAAAGGTGCGTTCTTTCTCATATCTTCATAGTTGGCTTCGAGTGCTTCCGCCTGAGCCATGAGGTCTGGATCAAATCCCTTTTCCCCCATTTGAGAGAATATATTTATATGGTCATTTCTATAACTAATTGTAGCTGCTAATTTCTCTTTCATGCCGTCACCATCTACAGTTTCGACTCTTCTACCAGTGAAATAGGAAAAAGATTCTTTCTTTTTTTTGGGTTCTTCATCATTCCAAGTGTTTATAAATTTTTCTGGATCGCTTATTATTTCCTCTCTGGTCATTTCTGTAAGCTGTGATCCAAGGTTTGCCATTTCAGCAATAGACTCTCTTTCCTTGTCCTCTACTGGTGCATATTCTGGAGTATTTCCAGACTGCATAGAAGGGATGTAGTTATCAGAAGGTGCTGCTGTTTTAGGTTCTGGAACTCTTATAACAGGTGCTGCTTCTTTTTCAGGTTCATCAATTGCCTTTAAACTTGGAATGTAATCTCCCACTTATAAATCTCCCCATATCTGTTCTCTGCTTAGTTTCTGCACAACTTCGTCCTTTCCCCTGACAATTACCCTGTAAAAAATACCAGCATTGGCAAAGTACATTTGTCCAGTGGTTGGATTGTAGTCTTCTCCTGTTTCTCCAAGATTTATCTTTTTCTTCTTGAGTCTTGTTTTGATAAAAGCAACTTGACCTTTTCTGAGAGTTTTAAGTATATCTGAATACTTATACTGAACACCCACAAGCTCATTGTCTTGAATCTTCCGCTGCAGCTCTTCTGCTTCGTTTTCTAGGTTGCTGTCCAAGAATCCGCTTTTAACCTTTGTAGACTTGAAATTAAAGTCTTTTATTGGATCAAGCAAATTCTGTGCTACCTGATTTTTCATACTAGCATCGAGATCACCTTCTAGCAACAACTCATTATATTTAAGTACAACTTCTGACTCTTGTTCATCAAGTAAAGACTTTTTACTCATAGAGGACTCATTTGATCTTTCTCTCTTAAACCATTCAGAGATCAACCCCAGCCCTTCTTTTGTTCCTATATCAACATCCTCTTCAGCTTTTTTAATAAGAGGAAGCATTTTTGCCTGTGCAACTTGTGGCATCCCGTCCTTATCTACTCCGGTCATAGAGGTAAGTATTGCAATTTTCTCATTCTTGGTCTTGGAAGCATCAGATAAAACTTTTACAGCATCAGCATAAATCAGTTCATCTGTCATTTTATTGGGATCTTTGTCGCCTGATAATCCAGCCTTCACCCTTGCATCAAGTTTTGAAAGAAAATGTTCTACTACTTTAGGATTTTCCCTTGCCCTTGGATCTGCAAAGATACCCTCTTTTGTAAGCTGATTTTGCTCAAACTGAAGCAAGAAGTCTGACTGCATTTCCCTTTCAGTTTTCTCCCTCACTTCTTTATCTGCAATATTCTTTAATCCCCATTTTTCTTTATATCGTCCATTAAGCTCTTTCTTTTCTTCAGGAGACATAAACTCTGTATATTCGCTTGCAAGTATCTTTAATCCAGTGGGATAGTCTTCTTCTTTCAAGTCTTCCCACAAGTTGTTGATATCTTTTCTGTGGTGTGCAGCTTCGTATTCCGGCATAACTTCTTCAGGTTTCAAGAGTCCAAGAGATTCTTTAAGTGCAATTGCTTCCCTGATTCCATCGTTATCATTATCCATTTCAGCATTTGCCTGTTTGCTTCCCACCATTGTTGTGGCAATTTCGGTTGTTCTTTTATCCTCCAGCTCTTCTACAATGCCCCCGCCCTGCTCTGACATTATTTTCCAGAGCTTAGCTGCCTTCTGTCTAAGAAGAGGATCTTTTATTGTTTTAGCGTAAGTATCGCCCATTGATTTCACTTTCTTGTCATAGTCATCTTTGTAAAATTTACTCTTTGTAATACTCATATCCTGCTGCTCTGCCATGCCGGACTTGTACTCTTCCAGCATTTTAGATACTTGGTCATTGGTGTTTTTCTCTATATTGCCCCACTCAATGTCATCAAGAGCCTGTTGTTTTCTCTTAACAGAATCACCAATCTTTTCAACTCCATAATCAACAAGTTTATCAAGACCACCACCAAGAGCATTTCCCCAAGCTGCTGTCTTTTTAGCTGCAGACAAATCCGGTTTTTCAAAGAGCGTATTGTAATTCTGAGGGTTTGTTTTCTGCTGTTTATATACTGGTATTTTCAAAGTATTCCCCCTGTACCCACTGATAATGCTGTGTCAAATATCCCACCCCATAATGAAGCGTTTGCTTGAGAGTTGGCTACGGCTGCATTTGTATTGGCTTGTGTAAGTGCAGTTTCTGCCTTCTGTCGTTCCTTGTAGACATTTATCATGCCTTGTTTATAGGTTCGACTGAGATCCTTCTGTAAATTATCTGTAGTGTCCTGCATAGCAAGAAGAGCTGATCCGCCTGATTCCTGGAAGTCGGTCTGCTTGCCTTTGTAGTTTTCAATATCTGATTTAAGATCTAAGGTATCAACTTCTGATCCTTTTTTGTCAACAACAGTGTGAGTGTCTTTTGGCGGGACGTAAACTGTACCGTTTTTTTCAGCTTCTGCTCGCCCTTCCCTTTCTTTTCTTGCTTTTCGATCTTCTCGATCATCCCGCCTGTTTGAGGATTCCATGAAGTGAAAGTTTTTTACTTCTTTTGTTGAATCGGCATGACCTTTATAATCCATCTCTTCAACACCAAGCGCATACTCGCCGACTTCCTTGACTCCTGTTCTACTAATCCTAACCCCTGACATCCCAAGCTTCTGTCTCTGTGAAGATCTGAAGGACTCGCCTTTTTCTGCGAAAAGGTCTGCATTTTCCTTGTTTGCGGTTTCTAGCATCCCTGAATTTTCCATTAGAAGGTTGTAATTAGCTTTCCCTGCTGCCTTAATCGCCCGGGCTTCTTTCCTCTTTGCCGAAGAGCCAAATATTCCACTAAATAATCCCATTATTTTCTACCCCCTACGCTGTATTCCAAGCTGACTGCACATATATTCAACGGCAAAGCTTCGTCCTGTACCAGGTACATGAAGTTGTCGGCATCGTAATTTCCAAAAGAGGGGAGGGTCTTATCCCCTGTAAATAATTCAGGTGCAGAGAGATCAAGCCCTGCATTTCTAAAACCTACGTCATACAGATTATCAAGGTCAATTCCAATTTTAATTCCAAGAGTTTTGTATAACCTTACACTGAAATTACTAATTCTTTTTTTCTCACCAATTAAGGAAGGTTGTAGTCTGAGTGTCTTCACATAAGACATATAAGGTAATCCGATATTTATCTTGTTTGCCTTTGCTGTAAGTGTTATTGCACCGGAAGAGACTATCTGGTTTTGCTGCAATGCTCCATCTGCAAAGACGGCAACCGACTCGCCTTCAAGGTGATTAAGTCCTGTCATTGCGGAAGTAACAAGTTCTGCTGTTCCTCCAGAAATATAAGGAGTATAATTAGTGCTATCTACGTTTACAGTAAACTCTGTCCTCAAGCTAAAAGTATCTGCATCAATAACGGTTATTTTATATAGCCGATTATTGAGTTCTACCATTCCGACTACATTATACATCCTGATAAAATCATCAGTTGAGTATCCGTGAGCTACGGAAGTTATTACTGCAGGATCTGCCTGTGTTACTCCGGTTACAATTACTGCATCCCCATTGCTTACCGTTACACCTGAATTGACATAAAACAAGTCGTCCTGCTCTTCTGGTTCGCTTTCTGTGAAGTATTCAATGTATCTGACCGATGATCCGTTTATAGTTCGTTTGACAACGATATAGATGGCATCTTCTCTTGCTGCGGGTACGACTGCAATTCCCTCGATGACTCCCCCGATATAATGAGAGTGCCATGCAGTAAGTCCAGTTGTCCGGTCAAATGATAATCCGACCAAGTAACCATCATCCCTAACGCACCACAAACATTGTACTGGTTCTTGTTGGTATGCAATTGCAGTTAATCCTGATTCAGTAATGTGATCCGCATAAACAGTTAGGTCTGGAGAATTTAAAGCTCCATCAATTGAAGTATAGGCAAATTCCCGCACCTTCCTTCCTGCTTTCTGCACAAATAAAAGAGACAATCCAACCAGTTGAGCTTGAATATTGCTGCTTCCAAAGGTAGAGATCTGTTTTATTTGTATATCTGTCGGAGTTATACCCCTTGATCCATAAATCTGTACCTCACTGCCTGTTGTGCCGATGGTCAAGATTTCCCCCGATACCATCCACATAATTTTATTATATTTAGACACACCAATTTCATACTGCCACGGATCTGAGTCTTCCGTTGCTATACTAAAATTGTTATAATCAAGGACTTTACTTCCCCAGACGGTTTGGGGATTATTATTTGTTCCCGCAAGAACAAGTCTCCCTTCGTGAAAAGTAATTACTGAGGGATAATTGTCTGCGGTAGTCAAAGCGGTTAAAGGTGCATCAATAATCGCCCAAGATGTTTCTGAGGTGAAGGTTAGTATTCTAACAGGGTATGAAGGGTGAACTAAGTAAAGCTCTTTATCCATCTGTGCAAATTTCAATAATGGCAAGTCTGCTTCCAGATAAGTTGTTACAACCTCAAAAGGTGATCCCAACTGTACTCCGTCCCGAATAAATCGAATATATTCGTTCCCAAACTCCAACACATAAGCAATTGATTCAGATATCTCCATAGGGATTAACCGGATTTTCTCTGCACTCGTTTCAACTTCAGTAACAAATTTTGTCCCCGTCATTCTTGATGCTATCCCCTGTGGAGTAACAATCATGTTGTAAAGTTCTGAAGCTGCTTTCCCCACTATAGGAAGATCAACTCGACCGTCAAGTTTTCTTGAAATAGCTCCGTAAGTAAAATCAGTGATTAACTCTTTCATCCTATTTCAGCCCATTTTGTATTACTTACTTCCCTATTAACTCTTTCATAACCATCTGAGGACTTCGCCCTGTGCAAAGCTCTTTCATACTTGGATTCAAGTGAAACTTCAAGGCTTTTGTCGTCTGTAATAGAAATTGCTGCACGTGCTGCAAGGTGTAAAACACAAGCTTCCGCTACGTGAGAATCAAGATCTTCTGGTGCAGTGAGTTGTTTTGTATAACTGACTCCAGCTTCTTCGTAATCTGTATAAAGAAACTTTCCCATAATCCGGTACTCGTCCTCTATTTTTTCATAAGTTCCCTGTGCTATATCAATTAGATTTCCAACCCTCAAGCAATCAAGCGGTAATTTATATACATAATCGTAAGGAGTAAAATTGTCCATTACAGGTTGTGCCATAGTTGATGCAGCAGCAGCACAGCTCCAAGGATATTCCCTCAAAACTTCATCTATCGACTGCTGGTATAATTCCCTCAAAACTATCGCTTTAGGTTCAACATTAGATTCAGGATCAGAAATACGGGTTTCCCCTAATCTGTTCAGCACTTGATTAAAGAAAGAAGTTTTTGAAGGTATCATTTATTTAGTCCTCTATCAGTTTAAAATGTGCGACAAATTGGTTTCCCTTGTCGTCTTTTTTTGTCAATGCTGTAGGATAAGCATCTGTAAACCAAGCAACTTCACCCCGCTCATACATTTTGTCGAAGTGATAACATTTCTGAACACAGATATATCTGCCTTCTACAAACTTTTTAGGCATAGCCTGTTTCTTTGCAGTTTCAGCAGCAGCTGCCTTGATTTTTGCTTCTTCTTCAGCAATTAGAACTCTAGCTTTTTCAAGCTCAGTTATTTCAACTTTAGGTGGATTCTTTGGTGCTGTATTTTTAGGATCTGACATATTATTCCTCTCTGTTTATTTAATAAAAAAATCAGGGAGCGTCCCCCCTGACTATATGATTCTAAAGATCAATCCAAGCGTTGACTTTACCAGCTGTCATTGCAGCAGTTCCAATAGTATAGACAACTTTAACATATCGTCTAAGTCCAGCAGGAAGAGGCATTTTGATAATAGTGTATCCCGCTTTTAAAGTAGCGAGAGCAATTGCCGGAGTCGTATAGACTGAAGCAAAGGAGCTATCGTTAGCACTATCCTGTAACGAAACTGCAAGTGTTGCAGAACCTGAAGAAGTAAACAAAGTGTCAACTTCAACATTAAGAAATAACGGTCTTCCTACCCCTGCATCGTTTCCGGCAGTGGATAGATCCAATGTATTTGTGCTGTCATGTGCAGCAACAGTTGTTTCAGCCTGTGCTTCTGACAGGATTAAAATATTATCTCTCATCTCAAGCCCCCTTAGCTTATTGCTGTTTCTGTGTCAAGGATACCTTCACAAAGTCTTACAGGAACACCCTGAAAATGGACTGTAGGTCTTCCCCAAGCTTCTTCAACAGTGAAGTGAACATTAGTCTTATCTTTAAGAGCAATATCCATCTGAGTTTTAATTGTTCTGTTGACGTAGATAACTACGTTCATCAGGTCGGGCATCTTATTAAGAGCAGTGATAATTGCATCTTCATCGAAAATATTGGATGTACCAGTAGTTTCAATGTTCGCAACTCTCTGAAAAGCTCTATCATCTGCAACGCAAAGTGCAAAATTGAGTTTGAAGAAATTAACCATTGCTTTGTAACCAGTAGTTGTAGAAGGCTGAATCAGCTCTTCTCTAGCACCGGACTCTTCAATAATTTTCTTGCCACCTCTTGGGTAAGCAAAGTAAGTTGCATCTTTACCCCATTTTACAATGGCGATCGAAGTTACATCTGAACCTGTACCGCTGTTTCCATAAACATTAGCCATTGAGGTGAGATTGTAACGAGTAAACAGACCGTTGATTTTATCAGGATCTGAAGCATTATTCCCGTAAAGGATACCGCTATGTGCAGTTTTTCCCATGCCTTTGAGGTGCATCTTGCATTCATCAGCAAAGAACTTTTCAGGGTTTCTTGCTCTATCGAGCAACCTAAGGTCAACTTTTACAGCACTCTCAAGCATTGCAATCGGTTCTTTGACCTGTTTTGTCCTTCCGCCAGCAAAAGTTACACCTTTGTTGATCTGTCCCCATTCACCTGAAGGCTCTTCAATAACCTGTGTGAAAAGGTGTGAAGTGAGATCGTTTGCTTCTTCCCAGTGACCCTCTTCAAGCATAGGATTCTGTTTTGAAAGTGTATCGATCAAGTCGGCAGTGTTGCCGTCAGGATCGTGTCTTTTTGCTAACTCAATAAGTGTTAGGTAATTATTTACTGCTATTGTAGACATTTATCTACTCCTCTGAAACTGGATATTTCTTCCTGATAGCCGGATACTGTAATCCTTTAACTTCAGGATCTCTACCGCTCAACGAGCCGTACTCGAAGGAATCTCCACCGATCTTCTGTGATATGTTGTAGAAGAGTTTAATCATTCTTGGATCTTCAGCTAAGCCAGTTTCAGACATAAGTCCTTTTAACTCGTCATCCGCAAAAGTCAAAACTGCTCTCTTGGCAAGCTCAAAGTTTGAGTCAATATTATCGCCCCATTCTTTTTCCAGTGCTGCCTGTCGTTCTGCATCGAGCTTTTCTTTTGCTTGTCCTTGTTCTGTAGCTCTCTCTCCGATCCGCTGCAGATAACCTTCATAAAACTGTTCTGCCTGAGCTTTTGTCATATCGAGCTTGTGAGCCTGTTCTTTGAACCAACTATTAAACTCTGACACATCGCCCAAATTTTCCGCAGCTTCTTCTGTCATCTGCTTTAATTCATAACCATCTGAACTTTCTGGAACTCCCAGAGTTGTGAGATAGCTTCTGATCTCTTCTTCACTAGCATTTTCATCTGGTGGTGTAATTGCATTCCCTGATTTACTGGTTAGATCTGCATATTTCTCCAAGAGGTCTTTCGGAAGTTTTTGACCCATCAATAAGTCTTTATACTTCTCAAGTTGCTCTTTAGGGAAAATAGAAGTCCATCTTTCCAACTCTACTTCTGTTTCGACAGTCTCTGCACCTTGTTCAGCTCCCTCGCTAATATCAGTGCCAATTGTGTCAGTCCCTTCTGCTTCAGGTACTGCTGGAAGACCGTTCCCTTCTTCCATTTCTGGATTGTTCTGGTCTGTTTCCATTTAGATAATCTCCTTCTTAATATTTGTAATAGACAAACTAGCATCTATTATGTCCGAAATTCTTTCGTGGTCTAACATCCCACATTTTCTCATAATTGTTTTTCTTGCATTATGAACAGCAAGAGCTTCAGGACTTGTAGCTTCTCTATCAAGCCACGCCATCCCCAGTAATATATCAATCAAGACTTCTTTTCCTGTAACTGTGGAAAAGACAGCCTTGTATTTCTCTTTTATTTCTTTATCATACTTTTCAACCTCTGCCCTACTATCCACGTTGCACTCCCTGAGCCATTTCAGCGTTTAAGGCTTCAAGAGGAGATTCAGGTACAACTGCCTGATTGAGTCCATTTGCTGCTTTACCCATGCTCTCAATCTGAGCCATTTTCTGAGCATTAGCTGCCTGTGCTGCTTTCTGTTGTCGGATCTTCGCAACATCTTCATCTGATCTAATAAGTGTTTCTGGAAGGCTTCCCTGAACCATTAATTCTTTAGTCATTTTGTCAAAATCAATATTATCAAGAACTGAAGGGTCAAGATTTGCAATTGGCATTATCTGCTCAAGGACTCTTGTAATCCCCTGTGTTCCCATATATCTCTTCTGGATCTGTGCAAGAAGTCCAACGTATTCAATCTTCGCTTCCCCGCCTAACTCTGCAAGGATCTCCGGTACTTCAGGCATTCTTCCTGCATCTGAAGCAATTTGATAAGTCCTTTCTATTGTCGGATCAAGAAGCTCTGAGTTTATTCTACCAACTGTAGTTCCCAAGACTGCAGCTTTCTCTCCCTGTCGCTCCATCACTTCAGGGATCGTCATAGTCTTCGTAACCTGAGAAAGTCCCAAAAAGAAATCTACGTGGAAGTGATCCCTGATAGACTGTTCAATCTTCTCTTCCCTATCTCGTCCAATAGGATACTCACCCTTTTTAATAGGCATAATTGGCATATTGGGGTCTGTATAAGGGATCTTTCCATCAGGATTGATGTTCATCATGTACTCCATCGAAGAGGGGTACATCATAGCAGGTCTTGCAGCATAGTTTCCAAGCTCAAGCAAGTCTCTGGAAATAGTGTTAATCCTTAATATATCTGTCAAAGCTCTCCATGCAGGAGATCTTCCGTATTCTTCATCGGTATTCTTTGACCATCGCCAAACAACATCAAGCTCATCCATTCCAGAAACTCTCAAGATATCGCCTGATTCAAACATATAAACAGACTCAATCTCTTTATTCATATTGTCGATTCTTCCCTGGATCCGGTCTTCTCTTGGGTACATTGCATGGACAATGGCATGTTTTTTATAAGGACTCTTGTTGTTATCCTTGATCCATCGCTCTTTGAGCATGTTCCCTTTGGCCTTATTTCCCTTTTTCTGGAAAGAAGAAATAATTTGTTTTGTTGTCATAAAATAGTTTCTAAAAATAGTGTCTACGTACCCAAACTTATTCTCTGCAATATAAAGCTCTTTCGGTGGTCTTGCTGAAAAGTTTATTCTCTGATTCTTAACATCCTCTTCAATATGAAGCCCTGCAGTCCCGAAGCTGCCACCATCAGAAAACACGGCTGTAATCTGTTCATAGAAGTTTGAGTTATTAAATTCTGCATACATCTGCTCTTCTACTTCCTGAAAATATTTCCTAACAACCGGATAATCCATTATTTCAGCGTTTGTGTGCCTTATTTTTATCCAGTTAGATACTCTACTTACCAAGTATCCCAAGAGACCATTAACCATCAGGTCGTGAGCTGCAACCGCTGTCCCATCATAAAGGACTCTATTTCTTTCACCCCTTCTGGAGCTATTCATTTCTGTGTTGATTTTGTCGAGATAGACATATTTTCCAATATCTTCCCAAGCTTCTTCAAAGAATTTCCTTTCTGTTTTTAACGCTCCCAGCTTTCCTGAAAGGTCATCTGATAGCTTTTTGTAATCCATTATCCTTTATCCACCAAGCTTCTTTTGCTGTTTGGATGAAGCTTTTTCCATTCTTTCATATAAGCTGCATCATTTGGGAATTTAGGTTGTGCATTGTCTTTCTTCCCTTCGGGAGCTTTAGCCTCAACCGGAGCTTCTTCTTTGATATAATCCGCAAGCTCTCTCTCACTTGAAAAAAACATTCTCTTATAAGCAAGTTTGCCTGTATTCAATACAGCATACTCAAATTCTTCCCCGTTTACTTCGAGAGTCCCTGATCCTTTTATCTTTGCAGTTTTTCCCTGGGGTACCCTAGTATATGCTGGCACTTTATCCCCGTAACTATTCTTTAATAGATTAAAAAACCGCCCCTTCTTTTTAGACTTATTCACTGAAACATTAGTCTTGTTATATCTGTCTGGATCTTTTTCTGCCATCTAATTCCCCTTTAAACCAAAAAAAAAGAGGGAACAGAAGTCTTGCAAACGCTCGTTGTCGAGTAGTTTACTTACTTCCATTCCCTCCAGATAAGCTTCCGCTTATGGTCGGTATTGGTTTACTTATATTTATTATCTTGGATTATACCCGCTAAAATGGAGTTTTGCAAGCCTTTTCCTTGTATTGTGGTACTGTAGTCTGTTTTTTATATTCTTTGGTTAAATTAGCATAAAAAGAAGACAAGCTTCGCTCTTGTGGATTGTTATAATAATACCATAAATATAAAACAGCTCTCACCTGTAGAAACATAATAAACAGCCATACTGCATAAAATAACCAAACTGTTCCAGCTGCTGCTCCATCCCAATCCGTGATAATAAAGGGATCTCTAAAAAGGGCTGCTGATCCACCAAGAATAAATCCCGATACAACAAACCCTTTTTGAAGCTTAAACAATAAGTATATCAATCCGGTTTCAAGGAATAACTCTCCGTAAGTCCCTGCATAATTGACTAAAATTCCGCCCACATCTGTCCTGCTGGTGCAGTAGGTGGTAATCTCTCCACCACCAACAATAACGTGTCCTAGTTCATGCAACCATGTGAAGATGATATTGGGATTTAAATTAATAGCAAACCCGATTATAATAAGCTGAAAGAAAGTAATTATCCATAGTGGCTTTTTCATTTTATCCTCCCCTGTAAATACTTGAACTCACTCAACCATCCGGCTAAAGACAAGGTTTCTATATCTTCCACAAATACTACATTACTTTTCCACGTGTCAGTTGTGCCACCGATAAAATAAAACCAGTAGTTTTTCTTGACAAGTGAATATCCTTCGGGTAATATCCTATTTACATTCTTTATGCTTGAACGGATTAATGGAGGTCTACCCCCCTTCAGTCCGTTCTCCCTAGATGCCATAGCCTTTTTTTCTGTTTTTACCTTTCCAAGAGCTGAAGCAATTTGGCTCTTGGTTATTTTTTCCCCACAGTGTGGACAATTCATTTTTCTTACTCCTGTTTATAAATATAATTTAATGCCTGTTCTTTTGCATCGTCAATTGATTCGTAGTCTTCAAGATTAAACACCTCTGAAACATCTGTCAAAACATACCATACATTTATATCATGACAATCAATATCTATAATAGGATATTTATCATCATTAAGATGTAATTTATTTATACCCTCAATAGCTCTGATTAAAAGATGAGATCTTGCGATAGAATTGCAACTTAGAAAAGTATCTATCCGTTCTTTATCTTCTCCATAATCAATTATTGATACTGTAATTTTATTCATTGTTATTTCACGTAAAGAATACCCTTCGGCATAGCCAATCATCCACTTAATAAAATCTATATTCATTTTATTATCCTTGTTATTCCAGTAAACTTTACCTTTGTAGATTCTTTTCCCACAAACTCAACAGTAAACATTGCGTCATAAATATCGCTAAACTCAACAGTAAACTTGTCACCCTCTTTAGGATCTCCAAGCGGGGTATCCCTTAACCCCTGTAGCACTCTTCTCATTCCATCCTCTTCCAATGTATGCAGAAGATCTTTTGAATTGCCAACCCAGAATCTTGTTGAACCGTCTGTCTTGATACTCATAATACCCCCCATTGTTCAGCCATTGCATCCGCAATACCGGGAAACGTTTTGCTTCTTGCTCTTGCTCTACCTTCTTGACCTCCTGAAGTCCCCCTGATACCTTCACACCATCCGATTTTTTTACCCTTAGATAATTCCCCTTGGCATATATACATCGGTTCTGGTTCTGGAAGCCTGTTTGTATCAATAAGCTTAGGTAATCCCTTAAGCCATAGACAGGTTCTTTTTTTAGCATTATCCCCAAAATAATAAGGATGTATAATTTGGTCAGGTTTCCTGAATTGACTATTCATATATCCAACCGGATTTTCTATTGCTATTTTATTACAATCAGCATTAGCAAATAACATGAAAAAATCTTTAGCTTCTTCTCTTTTCGCTTCCCTTTCCAATACTTTCCATTCTGGATTTATTCTTCTGCTATAATGTCGGGTTCCCGCATTCGTCAAATATGTGCAAGTAGGGAATGCTATTATCATATCCCATTTATCTTTTAATAACTCTGTTACATCTTGCTGTAAATGCCACTCTGGATGACCACCACTACAAGGAAGGATATCACAACTATATGCTTCATGCCCCCTTGCTCTAAATTCTTTTGTAACTGTTTGACTCTCTTCGCATGCTATAAGTATTTTCATTTTTTCTACCACCTGAATAAAACATTAAACCTATCGGTCGGTTCTGTCAACTGAAAGTTTTATTTTTTTTCTTACAGGTGTTCTTCTCTGTTGTCGTCTGCTTCACCTCGACTATCTGCCCTTGGTGTTTGATGATACAGATGTGTAGCTCTCCATATAGAAGAGATGGTTCTGAAGCCTTAAGCCACTCAATTATTTCATCTATCTTATTTGCCAAAACTATCTCCTTGCAAACGGATCATACCGCTTAGAATCATTATATCTCACCTTTTTAGATACAACCTTTCGTCCTATACCATACTTCATCTGTAAGTACCACACAGGCAATCCTAGTGCGATTACAAGGTCATCATGATCTGCTTCACTGGCTGCTTCATAGGTTTCATGCCCTTTTGGGGTGATTTTCATTTTAAATGCCTGAAGCTGGTTCACTAAATCTTCTAACCCTTCCATCTTTGTAGGAATCTTGAGAGTCCGACTTTCAAAGGCAATAATTAAAGCTGTTGCAATATCCCGCTTCGGTACGTTATACCCGTACTCCGTCTTCTTGACATTCTGCCCTCCATGAATACTAATTCCAATAGGGTTCATTCCACGCTCTTTCATTCTTTGAAATACGGGTACTCCAACTCCGGTCATATCGACAACCAGTTCACATCCCAATTCTTGCAAAAGGGGATGTATTAATTTAGTCTGTACCTTCCTGATAACTTCAGTATATCCAGTGTCAAGCGGGACTTTCTCCAATGATCGCAAGTGTTGCTCATAAACAATCTTGTCATCTTCCATGTAGAACTCTTCGGAATTCGGGAGAGTTTTCTTCGTTCCCCTGATCTCAATGTGTTCAACAACAGAGATCCCTGTATTGTCTCGCCTGTCTCCAAGGTCAACACCCATAACAAATTTCATATATCAAGTACCTCTACTTCGTTTGAATACATATCTTCCCCATCCATAATCGGTCTTATTTCAGTCTGCATAGCTGCAAGGATATCTTCCATCTTGAATACGCTGTCATCCGCTTCAAGAAACTCACCGCAATACTCTTGCCTGAAAACTCTCCTCGGTCTGTTCGGTCTGTCCAGTTCTTTCTGGAGAAACGTCTTTGTATGTCTGGGAGAATAGCAAGCGTCAACTCCAATAGCTGCCCTTGCTGCAATGTACTCCGCTTCATTCTTCCATTCTCCAAGGATATCCTGACCAACAACTTCCATCTTTGTGCAGCTCATATCGTATCTGTAAGTATTATAAAAAAATCCCCGCTTTCCGTAGGGAGTAGACATCATGATAATTTCAGTGTTTCCCCCGGCAGTCATAGGGGTGAGAGCATCAAACATTTCATCAGGGATACGACTTGCCTCGTCCAGGATGATAACAGCCGGATCTGAGTACCCCCTTGCAGCTTTTTCATTGCCGGATAATGCAAGTATTCTGCTCCCGTTTGAAAACTCTTTTGCAAGTCCATTGTCTATTACTGTTTTCGGGAAATGTGGATCTGTACCGATAAACCACATAATCTTTTTCATAACCTCAACAGACTGGGATTGAGTTGGAGTGATTATCAATACCAGTGAATTGGGATAATATTTAATCTTATGTGCAGTCTTAGCCGATACGACTGTGGATTTCCCCGCCTGTCGGTTGCAAGTCAATAACAGCAGCTCAACCGGATTCAAGGCTTTAATTTGCCACTCGAAGGGATTCCACCCGCACTCAATTAAATACTGAGCAGGGGATAAAACACCTTTTAGATTTTTAATCAGCTCCGCAGCAACACTCATTCAGACTCTGTATTCCTAAACCTGTAAAGGCATTGCTTCATTGCTTGCATCCCTACAGCTCTATACATCCAATCAAGATTGTTTACGTTGGATTTTACAGGTATCCAAGGAAGTTCACTTCCAATAACTTGATATTCCCACTCCCAGCTTCCCTCCCTCATGCTGAGAAGCAAATCAGGAAGATCTTTATTTATCAGCAAGCAATGCCATTTAACCAGAACTGCTTTTCTCCTGTACCGAACAACCATTCCAATATGCAAACTATGAATAACATTCTCTTCCGTAGCCCTATGTATGCTGTGGCTATCGCTACTGTACCAAAGATCCTTACCCCTCTCATACCATTCAAACTCATACTTCCCTGACAATATATCTGACGGCACAAAACACTTATCTAAATCTTTCCATTCGTTCATCATTTACCCCTTTTTTCTAATTCCGAAAACTTATCAACCAGCTTCTCTCTTGCTTCAGGCATCCCTTCTGTCGCCATTAAAATAGTCTGAGTTACTTCGTTCCAGGTTTGAGTCCCAATTATGTTCACTGATACGTCCGTAATCTGCCCCTGTATCCTCGCCAACAGCTCTAATTGCTTTCCCATTGCATTTGCTGCATCTGTTATCATCTTTCTCGGATCAGCTGTCTTATTCTTAATAATCTGCAAACCCATATCCTCTCCAGCCATTTTATCAATCAAGTCCTGAACAGACATAGTTTCCTGCGTCTTATAACCTGTAGCTTTATCCACCTGCAAATACCGGATCTCTTGCTCCCACGCTCTTGGAAGTAGATTGTATTTAGAACCGTCAGCCGGATCTGCAAGGTACTCTTCACAAGCATCCAGCAGCTTTCTCATTTTCGTAATGACAAGCCCTATTTCATCCAGTACAAAGTTTCCATCCTTCAGGCTTCGCTCCACAGTTGCTTCTGCTGCTGCTGGAAGTAGCTTCTCATTAAGATATCTCGACAGAGCAGCCTTTGACATTCCATAACGTTCCGATATTTTGCTATAAGGTGTAAACTTAATTAGCAATTTATCAATCTGCTTTTTTTTTGGGTGATCCTCTACAGTGTAATGTTTCTTAGGCATTTGAATCTTTCCCCATAGGATAATGTTCATCTTCATACACCGTAACGGCATTTACCAGTTTCTCTAACTCAACCACCGCTCCTATACTCCAATTTCTATTGTTCATCTATTCCCACCCCTCTCTTGAATACCATGCTCTCTTACACTTTCCCCGCTTCTCGTGGGGAGTT